ATTAGTATTTGGGCATCAACCGAATATTCTATAACTATTCCAACCCCTGAAGAAGTAGATTATTAAATAACACATACAAATATGAACAAAGACAAACAGAAGCACATAGACAATGGTGAGGATGTGTATTCTTTCGACAACGGGGACTATAAATATGAAAAAGACGGAGTGGAGTATTTGATTCGTGCCGGCAAAGAAATTGCGAGTGGTGAGTATGTAAGGTCTTATGACAACGGTGATTACTCTTGGGAAAGGAATAGTATAACGTACAAGAGAAATAAAAACCATGAGCCTATTAAATAATATATAAATATATGGGAACTCATAATGCGGATGAGGTCGTGAAGTTTATTAAAGACAGTAACGCAATCGAGGGTATTGGCGAAGATGGATTAGCTGATTCTGTTTCTGCGTGGGGATATTTGTCGCAATTTAAAACGCAAAATCTTACGTTACATAATCTTTTAGAGGTTCATAGAATTGTATTGCGTAACTTACGACCGGATATAGCCGGAAAAATCAGAGATTGCGATGTTACCGTTGGTGGCAGACCAACAGTAAAACATAATCAAGTAGAGAAACAACTAGAACGAGTATTTTTCCCTATGGTTAATATGCCAAAAGAGAGTATTCGAGAAATTTCAGATGACAGGAGCATAGATTATGATAATTGGTGCCGCAAAACACATATTGATTTTGAAATGATACATCCATTTGAGGATGGCAATGGTCGTGTTGGAAGGATAATTTACAACTGGCAACGCAAAAGATATGGATTACCAATTAACATAATTAAATATGAAGAACGATATAAGTACTACAATTGGTTTTCCGGATTATAAAAAGACAATACGCTTAATGCGCAAATTTGGTTTTCATTATTCACTTACAATTGATTGTTGGACTAAAATATAATATCATGATCTATAAGAGACTACGGATATTGGAAAAAATAAAATATTAAAAGATAAACAGTAGAAGTGTTATGATGTAAATATGGCAAAAAAAAAGGCACTAAAAGATGTTTTAAAAGACAGACCCTCTTGGAAAGAGGATTGTCTTGAGTTATATCAAAATGGAGCAAGTGATGTGGAAATACGAGCAAATCTTAATATAACTATAAGAATTTTTGGAAGATGGATGAAAGAAGAAAAAATCTTTCGTAAAACCATAAAAACTGGAAGAGCGCTATCACAGGCATGGTGGGAAAGGCATGGTCGATTAAACTTACATAATAAGAATTTTAATTCGGTGTTGTGGTATATGAATATGAAAAATAGATTTGGATGGCGAGATAATCAAGATGTAAATTTAGATAGTAAAATGACAATAAGAATAATATCTTATGGAGATAACAATTCCATATAACTATACTCCTAGAAGTTATCAGCTTAATTTTCATAAAGCTAAACAAAGATTTAAAATTGCTATTTTGAATAGACGTGCGGGGAAATCTAAAATGGCACTCAACGAACAAATACGAAAAGCAGTACTAGGAAAAGGTATCTACTACTATTTTCTGCCGACGTATAGGCAAGCAAAATCCGTGATATGGGATTCTCTTATAAAAGAACATTTGCCGAAAGAAGTTGTTACAAAAATCAATGAATCAGAATTGGCTGTATATTATAAAAATGGGTCTGTTCAAAGATTTGCAGGCTGCGAGGATATAGATAAACATCGAGGAATAAACCCGATAGATGTTGTATTTGATGAATATTCCGAGATGAATGAGGAAATATGGACAGCTATTGTGCAACCTATTCTCGGAGAAAACATGGGAACAGCTACTTTTGTTTATACACCTAAAGGGAAAAACCATAGTTGGAAACTTCTACAAATAGCAAAAAATGACACAAGTAGATGGTTTTGGATGGTAATGGGTGTAAATGAGACGCACTCACATAGTGAAGAAGAATTGGAAGAAATTAAAAAGGAAGTTCCGGAATCATTATTTCTGCAAGAATATTTGTGTGAATTTCATGATAACGCCGGAGCTTTTTTTCGTAGAATTAGAGAGAATATATATGCATACCCGTATACGGATGCAGAGCGTGGGCACGTATATCAATTAGGTGTTGATTTGGCTAAGTATCAAGATTGGACTGTCGTAACGCCATTCGATTTGAATACTTTTAGGGTTGGTAAACAAGATAGATTCAATCAAATAGATTGGAATTTGCAAAAAGCAAGAATTGAGGCTACTTGTAGAAGATTCAATAACGGACGCATATTCATTGATTCTACAGGTGTCGGAGACCCAATCACTGAAGACTTGCAAGGTCAGGGGTTGCCAATTGAGCCGTACAGATTTACAGAAACAAGCAAAATGGCATTATTGAAAAATTTGGCTATTTTGTTAGAACAGGATAAAATAAAAATACCAGACGATGACGGATTAATAGCTGAACTGGATTCGATAGTTTGGGCTTTAAATAAAAATGGAAGAGCACAGGCGAAAACACTTCCAGGGATGACAGATGATAGGGTAATGAGTTTGGCTTTATCAGTATGGGGAATAACAAATCCCATTTCCAATTATGTAGATAATCCGGAAGATTTTGGAGTAAATATTGTAACATATTCTTAATATGGCAGAGTTTAAAAATATTGAAGATAAAATTATTGGTTATATTCGTACTAATATCGTTGCCTGGGAAGACGCAACTGTTTTTGTTACTGATAAGGTTGCCTTTAATATGCGGAATCTTATTAAACAATTACGAAAAAATTATTGGGGAATATTTGATGAGCCAACTAATCCAAACACAGGGGAAAAAAAAGTTTGGATTCCTTTGACAGAATCTACCGTTGAAGCTGTCGTAAAAAACATCGATTTAGATACAAAAGACATCAATTTGCGAGCTAAAAAACCTCAAGCTATACCACTTACCTCCTTAATGAGAAATGCATTGAAAAACAGTTTAGATTCTATATATTTTGGTGAATACTTGGATCAATTAGAAAGAAACCTTGCAATAGACGGAACGGCAGTATGGAAAACTATTGAGGTTATGGATGAAGAGTTAGGTAGAAAGGCAATGAAAATAATGCCTGTTGATTTACTTAATTTTTATATTGACCCATCCGCTCCGTCAATCAAAGAAGCTTCAATGGTAGTAGAGCGTGCTGTTTTGACTCCGTATGAATTTGCTTTGTTTGACGGGTGGAAAAACACTGAAAAGGTAAAACCGCAAGAAAACCTACATAGAACGGATTGGAGTATGAATATGCAAAAAGGTACTGGGAAGATGATTGAAGTATGGGAAGCATGGGGCGATATGCCGGAATGGATGATAACCGGTAATGAAAAGGACGAGGGGTTGATTCCAATGCAGGTTGTAATAGCTAATTTGCATACTGACCCTGTTTTGCTTCTTGTTGAAAAGAACGAAAAAAATATCAAACCATATGAGGAAGCATGGTTGAGAAGAATGCCCAGTCGATGGTATGGAAAGGGTGTTGCTGAAATGTTAATGCTTCTACAGTTATGGATAAACATTGTTGATAATACTCGTATTGATAGAAACAGAACCGCAGGACTAGGTATATTAAAAGTAAGGAAAGGTAGTGGAATAACGCCATCAATGGTGTCTCGTATGGTTGCTAACGGAGCGATTTCCGTATCTTCTATGGATGATATAGAGCAATTGGTTATAAATGAAGCTTCACAGGCTTCGTACAATGATGAATCTGTAATACAAAATTGGTCAGAGCGTGTAACACAAGCATTTGATGTTGTAACAGGGGAGGCAATGCCTGCTTCTACTCCGGCGACGAATGCAATCATCCAAAATCAGAACGCACAAAATTCTTTCACTCTTATAAAAGAAGGTATCGGTATGTTTTTGCAACGTTGGCTTAAACGGCATGGACTTCCTTTAATTGCAAAAACTCTAAAGAAAAAAGATATAATTAGAATGACTGGTGATATTCAAGAATTGGAGAAATTAGATAATAACATAGCAAATGCATTATTAAAGAAAAAACTTACTGAAGTTATTGATTCCGGAGGTGTTATTAATGAACTACAAGTGGAGCAAGAAAAACAAAGAATTATGGGGGGATTGGCAAAACAAGGAGAAGATAGATTTATTAAATTGATGCAAGACCCCGATTTTGTGAATTATGATGTGCAAGTATATATTACAAACGAAGAGATTGACAAAGGTGTTCTAGTCCAAAATTTACTTGCGTCCTTACAATTGGCACCTGAATATCGAGATATTATTTTGCCTCAGATATTTGATATTATGGGAATAGATAGTACGATACTAAAGTCAGCACAGCCACAAGCACCTCTGCAACCTCAACAACCTCTGCAACCTCAACAACAAGGAATTGCTAATCTACCACAAAATCCACAAAACGCAGGTGGAAATGTACCCAGTCAATTTTTAGCAGCTAATACCCCTCAATAATATGAGTTTGATTGAAAGATTAAAATCAAGTGGATCTTCTTTTATTGATAATTTACGAAGCAATGAACAAGAAATTAGACTTAGAAACCAACAAAATCCTTTCAGACTCGGAGGAGCTATCCCTAATGACAAAAGGAAAAGCATGGCTGGTGGTAAAACAGATATTCAATCAGAAAATAATAGAGCTTACTGATATTACACGATATGATGAGTCTGATCCTGTGGAGATCGGACTTAAGGTTAAGGTTAATAAAGAAGTAATAAAGGTATTGTTTGATATATTAGGTGAGGTTGAGGGAACAGTGGAACGCCATGATAACTATCAAGAAAATATCAGAAAAATATTAAAAGAGGATACTATTATTAAACGATATTAGGAAATTGAGGATTGGTGGGGAATCCTGAGTTTCTTAATACAAAGGTCGATAAGAAACCATTAAAACAGACTAAAGACAAATTATGCAAAATGATACTATATCCTTACCTACTCATCCTGGTGGCGAAAACGTTACGTCATTAGACAGTGGTGAGAACAGTGCCAACGGCAACGATCCAATTGTACAAGCGGTTCGTGAGACTACCGGTCGTGAAGTGAAAGATCGCGAAACGGCATTGAAAGTTATTAAAGATAACTTGAGCGCCAACGGTCGATTAGTTCAAGAAAATTCATCTTTAAAAAATGAATTGGAAAAATTAAAAAACATGACCGCCAGTAGTCCCGAGGTTGCTGAAAAAATTAATCAATTGGAAAAAAGACTTAATGAGTCTGCATTTTATTCTGAAAATCCCGATTTAAAGAATTACCGAGACTTAATTTCTACATACGCGGGAAAGTATGGAGGAGATTTACAAAAAGTTTTGGAGGATGATTCTTTTAAGGGTATTTTAGAAAAGGTGCAGGCTGCCGAAAAGCATGAAAAGTCAAGGTCAGTTCTTGCAAGTAACCCACGGTTGGGTCAAGCAACTGATAAATTGACTGAGGCTAGAGAAGCCATGAAAGAAGGGGATATGCGCAAAGCTGGAGATTCTGCTGTTGCGGCGGTTCTTGAAACTCTTGGCTCTAAAAATAGCTCTTAGAATTATTCAGATTGGCTCAATAGTGGCAATAAACTACTATGGCTAATATATTAAATTCGTATGGGGATACATCTGTTAAAACGGATGTTGTATTGAATGCGATAGAGTATTTAACAGCTTCGGAAAACTATGTTTTCAACAGAATAGGGAATACTTCCGCAATCAGTACCGTTCACTCATACCAAACAGACACATACTTATCAGTAGCTTCTTTGGCGGTAGCCGAGACTGCTGATTATACGAATCAATCACTTTCAACGCCTTCTTTATTGACTAACGTTGAAGAACTTATCGCTTATAAGTTTGAAGTATCAAACACACAGCGACGTGTACAGCATTATCAAGGAGAAGATGAGTTACAGAGACAGTTGAAGAAAGGACTTATTGAATGGACTCGTGCGGCTGAATTTGATTTGATTCGTTCAACACTTACTTCCGGTGTGTCAGGTACAGCACCAAAGATGAGTGGAATTATCGAAGCAGCAAGTAAATCAACAAATCATACCTCACATAGTTCAGGTACTACATTGGTTGCGTCAATTCTTGATGGTTTGATGAGAGATTGTTGGGACAACTCAAACGGTGACGTGGCAACTGATGCGATTGTTGGTTCATTCTTGAAGGATGTAATCAATCAGTTCACACAGAAGTCACAAATTACTGTAAATGCTCCTAACGGAATGACTGAGATTGTGAAAACAACTGACACCTATCTTACTTCATTCGGAACACTGAAGATTCAACAGCATCGTGTAATACAAATTTCAGGAACAGATGCTACTGGTCGCATTCTTGCTTTCAATCCAATGAAATTACGAAAAGCATGGTTACAAATGCCTTTCATTGATGAGGGATTGTCGCGAGCCGGTGACTATGAACCAAGAGCAGTTGTTGGGCAATTCACACTTGAAACGCACAACCAAGATTCAAATTGGTTTGCAGATGGCTTTGATATTGACTAAGTCGATATCTAGCTAATCGTTCTCCGCCTTTCTATCCTTAATGGTTAGGCGGAGCATTAAGGAAACGATTATGGAATCAGCAAAAAAAAAATTCATACAAGAGATTAAGATTTGGTTATTAACAAATCAGCGTGAAGTTGAGTTATTTAAAAAAACAATTTCTCCTAGAAAAGATGTCGATAGATTAAAAACAAAATGGGCTGAATTAGAGGGGTCTGAGATGATTGAAAGACATGCGTATAGTATGCCAACGTTGTTAGAACAAAAGATTTTGACATTGTTTACTGCTGATGAAGAAAAATGGTACAGAAGCAAGGAAGGTGCCAAATGGGTTATAAAAGAGTACCCGATATTTGCAATAACTTATAAAGTATAAATATGAACAAACTCGCGTTAGCGATGATCGTAAAAGGAGACGACAAAGAAGCTGTTTTATTAGATAATTGTCTAGGATCCGTTGCAGAGTATGTAGACGGTATTTTTATTACGATTACACAGCAAAATACTAATGTCCGTGAAGTAGCTGAGAAATACAATGCCGTTATTTGTGAATACGAATGGAAAGATGATTTCGCAGATGCTCGCAATTTTAGTTTCTCACAAGTAACAGAGGACTATGAGTATATTCTATGGCTTGATTCAGATGATTTGGTTCGTGGTGCGAATAAACTAAAGGATATTTGTAATGCACACGATGAGGTGGATGGATTTATAATGACATACTTGTATGAGTTTAATGATTTTGGGACTTGTTTAGTTGCACATGATAAGACTCGCATTATTAGAAAAGGAACTACTGAGTGGTATGGAAATGGAATACACGAGGATTTCAGACCATTAAGGGAATTGAAACTGGTTAAAATAACGGATATCGAGATTATTCATACATCTAAACACGAGAGAAAAGTTGAGTCAGCTGAAAGAAACATACGTATTTCCAGAAAATGGACGGAAGAACAGCCACAAGATCCACGTTCTTGGTGGAATTTAGCAAATAGTTTGAAGAGTTTTCAGTATTCTAGTGAGGTTGTGGACGCTTATGAGAAGTTTATCGGGCTTACAGAAAGTGAATCAGAGAAGTTTATAGCGTTTTTAGCTATTGCTGATGTGTATCTAACTCAAAATGATCCTATTAGGGCTTTGGAGGTGACTCGTAGAGCTATTGGGTTATTTCCTGAGTATCCTGACGGGTATATACAACTTGGTCGTGTTTTTAGGGAGCTTAATCAACTTGAAAAAGCAGAGAAATACTTTAGGCAATCGCTTTCTTTACCGCCTGCCATTGATGAATACATAGTCTTTAATCCAAGGAATTATGACTTTAACCCACTACATGACCTAGCTGATGTGTACTGGAAATTAAACAAGCCTCATGAATCCTTAAAGTGTTTGGAAGCTTGTAAAAAGATAGCTCCTTACAGAGACGATTTGGATGAGCCGATAGAGATGATCAGAAAAGCAAAGGAATTGAGTGATAATGTGTATAAGGAAATAAAGAAACTGAGTAAGCTGAAGAATAATAATGTCATTTTAAAAAGACTGGCTAAGTTACCTGTAGAAATGTTGTCACATCCGGCTGTTTGTCAGTTTAGAAACGAGAAATTTGTTAAAACTGAGTCTTCCGGGAAGGACTTGGTTATATTTTGTTATCCAACATCTGAGAACTGGACTCCAAAAACAGCATTAGAGAAAGGAATAGGAGGATCTGAGGAGGCTGTAATTAACCTGTCACGTGAGTTTGTTGCAAAAGGGTATAATGTTACTGTATATAACTCTTGTGGTTCTGAACGGTTAGAATATGATGGCGTTGTGTATCGACCTTATTACGAATGGAATTATAGAGATAAGCAAGATATTGTTATTTTGTGGAGAAGTGCGTTAGCTGCGGATTATAAAATAAATGCTGATAAGGTTTATGTGGATTTACATGATTGTTTAGCAGAGACTGAATTTACACAAAAAAGACTTGAAAAGATTGATAAAATATTTGTTAAGAGTAACTTTCACAGATCATTATTTCCTAATATTGAAGATGAAAAGTTTGCAATTATTCCAAATGGTTTAGGTGTTGAATTATTTAATTATGAAGTAGAACGAGACCCTTATTTAATTATCAATACTTCTAGTCCGGATCGTTCAATTGAAGCGTCTTTGAAAATATTTGAGATGGTTAAAAAGGAAATACCCGAGGCAAAAATGGATTGGGCATATGGATGGAAAGGATTTGAGCTTGTGCATAAAAAAAATGAAAGAGCACTTGCTTGGATGATAGAACAAAAAGAAAAAATGAAAAATCTTAGTGGATTTATCGATTTGGGACGACTTTCTCATATTGGTATTGCAAAATTGTATAAAGAGGCGAATGTATTTTTATATCCCACCGTATTTGCGGAAATCGACTGTATTTCAGCTCGTAAAGCTCAATTAGGTGGAGCATACCCTGTTACAACTGATTTTGGAGCACTAGCAACCACAGTTAAGTATGGTGATAAAACACACGCAGAAGCCTCCGCGTCTAATATTTTTGAGTTTGGTGTACGGGATGACCTTTTATTGAAAAAAATGGCTCAGGAGGTCATTAAACAGCTCAAAGCACCTCTTGCAGAAAAAAACAGAGAACAGATGAAAGAGTGGGCTGGAAGTTTTACATGGAACAATATCGCTAAACAATGGATTGATAATTTTTGATATGGAAGTAAGTGAAATTAAAGCCGATCCTGTTAAAACAGCAGAAGTTATGAAAATAGTTGGATTAACTCAGCTGGATTTACATTTCCCACAAGTTTTTCAACAAGTGCAAGATATTGTGAATTATTTTTCTGATAAAGATGTTTTATTGGAATATAATAAAATTATGAAACATGGGGTAACTGATAAAATAGGATTTCTTTGGAATTATATACAAACAAAAAACAAAATAGGAGAAAAAGTAAAAGAGCTTGGAGACTTTAGAGATCAGTTTGATGATGAAGTTAACAAGGAAATTGATTCGGGATATTTAACGAAAATGAAACAAAATTTGATAGAAAAACAAATATCTCACTTAGAAAGACAAGCCAAATATATTGAATCAGAACATGCGTTAAAGGCAGATGAGCGGATTATAAAGTATGATATAAAAAAAATAGAAAAGATTAAAGATAAAATGACTGAAATTGCTAAACTAAAAAAAGAATTAGAAAAATATGGCTAATATACAAACACACTTAATTCCTGCGAAACATGTTGATGCCACTATAGATAAAGGATTACCGCAAGGATCAAATGTAATAGGTAAAATAACGATTGATCCGATTTCAGACACTCCTGAGTTTTTTGAGGACACTAGTTTTGTAACAGGGGATAGTCCTGCGACGTTGGATATAAATGCCGCACTTGGTCGGAATGCCACGAGTGGGTATATTGTGAATGACGGAGCCGGTAATTTTACGGTTTCATTTTCTGTTGACGGTGCTGCTTTCGGTGATGAGATAACCTTGAAAAAGAATGAAGTTTTAAATTGGGATAATCAAAGTGTTGACACAATACGGATAACATGGGTATCTGATTCGGCATATCGAGTATCTGCTATTTGATAACGAATATGGGGATAAATTTAGAGAAATTTGGAGTTGGGGATCACGGTGATTTAACCGGACTTTTAGATGACGACCACACGCAGTATTTATTGGTTGCCGGAACAAGAGCTTTAACAGGAAACTGGGACGCCGGAAGTTTTAAAATTACAGCGGAGACGTTAGGGAGTGATGTTATTACGGGCACTGCACCATTAACTATTGCGAGTACTACTCTTGTAACAAACCTCAATGCTGATTTATTAGACGGACAGCATGGGAGTTACTTTCAGCCATTTTCAGCTGTACTGGAAGACATAACGATACTGGGAACAACAAGTACTATTGATTCGTTTATAGTAGTCACGGCACCGGGAGTTTTTGGGTATAAGGATGGAGCTACAGCGAGGACAAGTTTAGGACTTACCATAGGAACTGATGTACAGGCATACGATGCTACATTAACAAGCATTGCATTGCTTGGTACTGCTGCTGACAAGATGTTGTATACGACAGGAATTGATATGTGGGCGGAAGCAAGCATAACTGCATTTGCTCGGTCTATACTTGATGACGCTAATGAGGCTACATTCAAGGCTACAGTAAACTTGGAGATAGGAACAGATGTACAGGCATACGACGCTAATTTGACTACGATAGCGGGACTTACTCCTGCTAGTTCTTTGTTGATTGGGAACGGTCTTGGTGATTGGACGGTTATAACACCAGCGGATTTTATTACAAATAATAACATTTTAGATACGGCGGATATTGGTTCTGCGGTACAGGCATACGACGCTGACTTAACAACTCTAGCAGGACTATCGAGTGCTGATAGTAATTTTATCGTAGGGAGTGCTGGAGGCTGGGTTGTGGAGAGTGGAGTTACTGTAAGGACAAGCTTAGGGTTAGGGAATGTGGAAGACACAGCCCTCTCAACATGGACAGGCAGTGCCAACATAACAACGCTCGGTACTATTACTTCAGGAGTATGGAATGGGACAGACATAGCTGTCCTTGACGGAGGAACAGGAGCGAGTACGGCAGGCGATGCGAGA